CCCGGTAGGGTTTGGAACCCTACCCTGGCCTTTTCGCCAGGACCCATCGCTTCCTAAGTTGGGAGCGAACTCGCACCAGATATCCCGCAGACCATTTGGTCTCCGGCGATGGATCTTCCACAAAATATTGTAGAAGATTCTGGTGCGTCTCTCTGCTACGGCTAACAGGCACACTTACGAGTTGTAACCCGTAAGTCTCCTCCCGGTGTAGATTACGACAAAGTCGTATTCTTCCCGTTGAGGAGACAGCCTGATATGATCGTAGCGAGAGGACCCCGAGATCCTCAGAAGAAACAGGAATTAACTTCCTGATCTTAGGAGGAATCTTTCTGATCATAGCATCACTTAAGGACCAAAGTCCTTTAGAATAGGCGTTATTACAAACGTCTATCCATGATGCTATGCCATCGGGAGTGGTCTCAAAGCTAAGGGAACGCAAATACAGGGGGGTCACGTCGACCCCCCCAAATGCGTCCATTCCGCAACTTTCACGGAACTTCCCTTGATAATGTGTCTTGGACACATTAACCTTCAGGTCACAATGACCCATAAGAAGACTGAGAGACCATACTGCGTGTGACGGCATAATAATGTCGTCACCAAAGATCCGGAGCTCCCTCGCAGCTTTTACGATATTCCTCGAAGTTACCTTCGAAGACTTTTCGTAAAGGACGCAAGCTATGGCCATGCATGCATAGACCATAGATTGTACTGGGAAGGTCACGGCAGATCCCTGTGCTGCAAACTTCTTCAATTTAATGAAGAATCGCTCGCCGACACCAGTATGGTTAACTAACCACCTGGTGCGACTTGCATGCAGCGCGCGCAATAAGGACGGTGAAGTCCTTAGTGCACGCTCAACGACCCAGCAAGAAAGACGGTCAGATGCAGACGACAAGTCGACTGTAGCTGATTCGCCGTTCTTACTGGCCTCAAGGCACGCATCCCTAGAAGGGACTTGTGACTTGAAGTCGATACAGAGTCTGAGGGGTAAAGGGAGAAACTCCCTTATCCATCTCATCAATCCTTGTTGCAAGTATTGATGAGCCGTAGGCTCAGAAGCAATCAATCTCGGTCCTTTTAGAGTCTTCGGCACAGCTAAAAGCTTAGCCGGAGGCTCATGATTAGACAGAGAAAGAGGTGCTTCCAAGTGCAAATCTTCACGGGACTGGGCAAAATAAGTTGAAGGAAAAGTTCCCTCAAGCTTATTAGGCCAATACCTGAACTGATACTTATCAGTACCAGTTTGAAGATCCGCAACTGCTCCAGATCCATGTCTTGGAGTTATCTCACGCCAGTCAAGTTCAGGGAATTGTGAGAACACAATCCCCGTTACTTGATCAAGAACGCTTAAGAGCGATCTTGGAACTCTGTCTCGATCAGAGAAGAGTCCTGGCTCACTGACGTATCCGTCGGTGAAGCTGAGCTTCGAGGCCGCATCAAGATTGAGAGTATCACACTCCCAATCGAGATAAGGAGCTCTAAGCCCAACTTCCACTTTTCGGAAGTTCTCAACTTCTGCTGAGATTGCTGCATCGCTGCAGTCCTCTCTAACTTTCTTCGCCATGTAACAAACAGTGCGAAGGAAGAAAACAGCAGTTGGGTTTACGTCATCACGGAGATAACCCGAACCATCGAAAACCAACTCGAAGATACAAGAGAGGAATTCCCTTGTTCCTCTATCTTTGACTTTCCCAAATGTCTTTGGCAAAGTCTCAGAGTTGATTCTATCCGATGAAAGAGCGCTGTCAATTATCGTGCCAGCGTCCGGCATGTCTATCATAATGAATGACATGCCACGAGTAGCGACGGTTCGACCAAGACGCCGAAAATCGGCATCAAGGTCCTGACGCAGATTCGAATCCCACGCTACGATGTCTTTGAACACCGCAGCATAGAGATCGAGATCTACGTGGCCATCGGTCCTTTTCATTGGAACCTCCATTGGATCCAATGACCGATGAGTAATCCCAACCAACAATTGGAATCTGTTATCTTCCCACGGTTTTACCCGTGCATTAGCCTGGGACTAACTGCAGAAATGTCATGAAGATGACATATATGCATGCCCAGATAATGAGACAGAAGATAACTGCGATGAGCACACCTGCCAGTCTCATCAGTGACAATCCTTAGGATTGCCGCCCGATGATCTTGGTCAGGTTTGCATCACTGCAAAGGTCGACGATGGCTTCCGCCGCGTCTTCCGAAGATTCCTGATCCTGGATCCCGTCGTCCGTACGGACGACGAGCCACGCCGAGGCTGTACGAACGTACACCCCCGACGCATAATGCTCGACATCAAGTCGAACAAGATGGGATTCGCCGGCTTCTCCGCGCGCAGGGATAGTATGCTTAACCGTAAGGGTAAGCTTCTTATCCGTTGCCTCGCCATAGTAGACGGCGCCAAAGTTGTCCTGGTTGATACGATTCATGGTGACTTCACCAGCATCGTATGCCAGAGTAATGGGATCGCCCAAGGCCATTGTAGTCTCTATCCTTCTAAGGGATTCACCTTCTCGCGAAGGGGAGATCGGTAGCTCACGCTACCGCCTTGCCCCGCGTAAAGCGGAGGCTGTTGCTAGTGACCCGAGAATGAGCTGTTGCCTATTCGTTAGAAAAGGCTCAGCCGTAATTCCGGGTTGTGGATTTGCGGAGACAGATCGCTGTTTCCTCTCCGTATATAACGTAGAGGGACTGAACGATAGTCCAGTCTTTAACCGTACGTTCGTTAAACGACTCTCTGCTAATGACAATGCCATGAGACACATATTGGTACAGCGATAACGGGTCATACCGTTAGCCGCTTCCATATAGTCTCCGACATTGAGCATATAGTCAGTGAACCAGCTCCATGGGATAGCGTTCCATAGAGTGGATGGTCGTGCGGTTAACCCCCAGACTGCCCGAGTGGACAGTCCACGGAGATCTGCATCTTTGGGAAGGTCCATCAACAACGAAGCGTTGGCGGTGAACCAAACCGAGATGTACTCACGAACCTGAACGTCAGCCTT